CTCATATCCTTACCAATAATCCATTCAATGACTTTTGAATCTTCTTTATCAAGTTTGGATAGAATGTTATCTCTTAAGAATTCAATAGCTTTGTTTCCTGTTACTTGTCTCTCAAACAACATCTTCAAACTCTTCATAGCTTCCATTAATGTTACTTCAGACTTTAAAGCAGGAACATAGTCAGGAATTTTTCTAATGTAGAATTGAATGTATGGGTTCAAGGCAAGGTAGAAAGCAAACTTAAGATCTTCAAAATCTTTCTCTTGCTTTAATACACCTTCCTTGAATAGCCGGCTGTTGTTGCCGGCTAGTTCTTGGACAATACTGAAGACAGACATTATGCTGCCTCAGCCATTTCAACTGCAAGGTTAAGAGCCTTAAGTTTAAGGTTCTTGTTAGCGCCATACCATGAAGATGTCAATCTTGTGTCAGCACTACGACCTAAGACGTGATCTGTCATATAAGTTACAGCGTTGAATGGTTGCCACCAAGATCCTTCAGCATACTTCGCTCCAGGTTGTGTTTCTAATAACTCTAAAGCCTTGTCTGCAGTAACAGATAGTAAGTTTTGTTCTTTTCTATCTTTACCTAGAGTTGGCATTAGTTTATCAAGATACTCTCTTACAGATTCGTTAGTGTATCTCTTAGAACCTAAGAACTCAGCCATCTCTTTATACTTAACTAATTGCTCGTGAGCTAAACCAAGAGTTTCTTTAACCTTCTCAGGATCAAATACTGTTCTGTGATTTACTTTAACAAAGTTTTGAGTAGATTTCTCTAAAGCTAATGTTAATGTGTTGTTACATACAACACGGATTGGTGTGAAGCGAATATCAATTGCTTGACCAAAACGATGTGGGTTAGAGAATAGAAGATAACCTTCTACCTTATCACCACCGAAAAGTTCGAATGAGTCTTTGATCTTAGCCAAAGCCCAAACAATTTGACCAGACTTTAATGAACCTGCTGTATGCATTTCCATGTCACCAGCATAAACAAAGTCATTAAAGAATTTAAATGCATCGTGGTTTTGAACAGGGTTCCAGTCATCTGTTACAATGTCTAGGATAGACTTATCAGATGAACGAACTAAAGCGTGACGACCAGTGAAAACAGTTTCCTGATTAACATTGATGTAAGATGGAACCTTTTGAACCTCCCAATCAAGACCAGCAAATTTTAACATTTGATCTGGACTTACATCAGAAGGAACTTCGGTACCAATACCGTGCCAAGGAACTTCACCTGCATAAGCCATTGTTTCTACTAAAGCTGCCATAATATATCTCCTTTTTGTTTAATGGTAGGATCAGTATAGTTTCATCATGAAACAAAGTCAACAGGTTTTGTGAAAAAATCTTATAGCTGTTCTAGCGGAACATCGGCCCAATCTAAGATAAGGTGGGATCCAGTTGCTACTGAATACTCATATACCTTAAATCTAATGTGTTCTCTATGTGAGTTTTCTAAGAGACCCATAGCCTTTTTTGGTATGTTTTTAATGTTTTTTACAGGTCCATAGTTGATGTAGGCCTCCAAATGGCGGCCATACCTATCAACAAAGGCGTATTCTCCTAGAAGAACCGTAGCGGTAGATTTAATCATCGTCTGTTTCGCCAGTTGTGCTAACATAAAGAGTTTCAAAGAGCTCATTCAGTTCTTTTTCTTCTTTAAAGTTTTGCTTATGGAATGCCTTAGCAGCACGTTTAAATGCTTTTCGATTAAGATTAAACTCTTTGCAAACAGTTGTTGCAATCTCATTAATTAGATCTTTTTCAGCGCCCTCTCTAGTCATAGCACTAGAAATCTCAACCATAGATTTTCTAATACGATCTAAAGAAGTTGCGTCTGTAATTTGATAAAGTTTATTCGTCATTCTTAGTCCTTTCAGGTTTATAATAAGTTCTATTTAAAAATGATTGCTCTGCATCTAAAAACATACGTTTGGCTTGCAAGCGAGTTTTCATATCAATTGTAGAAGCTACCATGCGCTTGAAAGTCTTACCTAGTTTTAATGATGGTGAAAATGGTTTCGTATAAATCTTCATAAGTCTCCTTAATTATAAATTTGGTGAAATACACTTTTACTATCTAAGATAGGCCCCTTAGTTTAACCTACCTTAAACATAAGAATGTATTTCCTAAATGTACCCCGAACTAATTGCCTGACTTTCCTCTAAGGTAAGCTTCTTTCACTTCCTTAGATTTAAATTTGTTATTGTATTCTTCTTGCCCTTTGCAATATGCATAGGCAGCTTCTGGATTATACCTGCCATTGTAGTATTGGGCACCACGGCAAGGATCTTGATTAACGTATCTTACTTCTTCCTTCTTAGAAGTCATACGCTCTTCAATCTTTTGACCTGCATAGGATCCACCGACAGCACCTACAATAGTCATGAGTTGATTGCCACCTGATATCTGATGGGCAGCATAGCCACCAGCAAAGGCACCAATGATCTCACTCCATGGATTATCTTCAAAGGCCTTAGCTTCTAAACTAAGACCTAAGAGAGATATGATCAGTAATTTTTTCATGGAGCGATTTGTTCTGAATACCCAGCGTGGTTCATTTGAACAGTAGTCATTGAAGTGTTGGGATGAATTTTTCTTAATTCATCTAATCTCAATGTAGCTACCGTCATTGATGGATGAGTCTCTAACCAACTCTTCGTAAACCCTGGAGTTAGATCAGTAAAAAGAATATCATAACTGATGTTTAATTTAAACCTTTGCATAACTTCTCACCTCCAAAATATTATTGTCAAAGTCAATATCACTGACAGTGTAAGATATTTCTTTTGTTATCTTACCAATAATTGCTCTGTTCATAAGACCAAAAGCTGTCATTTTATAAGGTCCCTTGTAAGTAAAAGGAACCTCAATTTTTTGAACTCTGAGGCTTTCGCCGTTTACATGTTCGTGAACGACGCGTCTTTGACCCCAGTGAACTATGCCGTTGTATGGACCGATTGCCATTATACAGCTCCTCTCAAATAAGAGTTCATTGCATTCATACCAGCAATTGTTGGTTCAAAGCCTGATAAGACTAAACGCTCTTTTATGTGTTGAGGAACGAACCCTTTTGACATTAACACTTCAAGTGGAGCTTCTTTGTTAGCTAAACGACCGAAGTATTCTTCTTGTGTGAAGTTATTGATTAAGAATTTGACAAAGTCTGCAGACTTCTTATTGTATCTGAAACGAGCTACAAACTTACCATTGTATGATAACCATTCACGATCACTACTTCTTGAAAACTCTTCTTTGATAAAATCCATCTTATTTCTCCTTTTTTATTAAACTACTTAAGGATTATTATCAACATTTCAGGAGTTGGGTCAACGGTTTTGTGAAAAAACGGCTAAAATAAAAAGTCCTTATAAATCAAGGAGTTAGGATTTTGATGGTTTTTCTGGGATTAGATCTGGAAAAGCTTCCCTGACAATAGCCTCAGTTAAACCCTTATAAACCTTCGATAAGGCACGATCTTTCATGTGGCAGAGCAATTCAGCCTCTGTCCAATGAACGCCTTCTAGGATCTGAACCCAGATGTTTTCTATCTGAATTGGTTTTAACGCAGCTGGTCTACGACCATTACCTTTGACTAATAGGTAAAATCTACGAGCTTCGTTGTAAAGATTGCTATCGCCAAGACCTAGAGGCATATCTTTATCGATTTTGTAAGGTGGATGTCCTGGAGGCAAGTCTAAAATGGTATCTTTGTCAAAGTTTAATTTAAGGACAGAGCGAAGAGTTGTATTGTCGTACTTTTTTAAAGTATTTACTTTCTCTTCTTTGGTTGGAGCTAATGCTACTTGCTCTAAAATTTCAGGTATGTAAAGTCTCATTTCTTTTTCCTTTTCTTATACAAATCAATCTCGACTTGAATTACAGCAGTTAAAAACATAAGAGCAAATAGCGATAGAATAATAACCAACCCTATCAAACAATTCTCCACTAAAACTCTCCTACGTGCTCAATTAAGTTTTTCATTTTCTTTTCAATGAAGTAATTTAATATGTGGCTACGATCTTTCTTAGGTCTATCATTCCAAGCTGTGCTAATGTTAGATTTCACAGCATCAGGAATGTATTGGAAGTCGACAAGATAACGATTCCTTTGGAAGTTTCTTGCTGTCTCTTCATCAACATTCATATGGAATGCATCAGGATCAATGTTAATCCAACCATCTAACTTCTTAGCTGTGATAGGCTTTTGTCTACCTTCTATCATAAAGATGTCATCTGGACTAAGAATGTTAGGAACACCATCGCCCTTATCACCCTTAATGATATGTTCCATTAAGATGTGAACAATCTTCTTATCAGCTTTGATAAATTTCTTTTGGATAGGGCTGTATTGTTTTACTTCAGGATATGTTTGAAGTTGAATAAAGTCGTGATCACCGGAAATAATTAAGATGGGTTCTTTGTCGTGGTGGCTTTCTGCTAACCAAGCTATAACATCATCTGCTTCTGCACCATCAACGTCAATGACTGGGTATGGAAAGTAACAATCTAATTCAGACTTCACTTCTGATAACACATCAAAAATAAGCTTCCAGTCA